AAGTACCTAGTGGTATATCACTAATGATTAAAGACTTAGAACGCCACGAAGATTTTATGGACGACAAAGAACTATATCGTCAGTATGAACAAGATTTTTATAAAGTAGAATATGCTTTATCCCAAATCAATAGCTTAGGGTTACCAGATCCTAAACGATTTAAAGTCGATTTCTCTGAAGTCGAATATCCGATGACTACTCAAGATAAGATTATGCTAAGTGAGTATCAATTAAAGCATAACTTAACTACTGAAGCAAAAATAATGGCAGACGAAAACAAAGATTTAAGTGTTGATGAAGCACAAAGAATCATAGAAGAAAATAAAGGTGTCAATGGCACACTATTGCCAGAAGAACCAGTAGAGGTAGTTGAAGATGATAGTCAAGATTCAGAATAAAGTTAATTTTAACTTTCATAAAGTACAAAAAAGAGTAATAACTCAATTAATATCTTCTCGATTAAATAAGATAGCCAATACTGCATTAGCTAAAGTTCGTAAAACATTTTTTAGTGAAAAAGATATTAATGGAAAACCATTTGCAAAACTAACCGAAAGATATAAACAAGGGTATAAACAAAATAAAAATAACAGAATTATGGAAGATACAGGAGAATTGAAAAAGAGCTTTGAAAAAACTAAAGTTTCTAAAGATTTATCTATTGCAGTAGGAAGTCCACTAGGAAGATATGAAAATCATTTAATGGGACATATATCTGGAATCGAAAGAGGTAATGGAACATTTAAAGGATTTAAAGGACAATTCGGTTTAGTGCCACAAAGAAAATTCTTTTACACTTCAGATGAAGAAGCGTATGAAATACTAAAAGAGAAGATTGATGTGGAAATAGATTCGTTTTTAGATGATTTTATAAAGAATCTTTCAACTTCTATGCGTAAACTTAGTTAATGGATAATCTAATAAAACAAATATTTAAAATGATAAACGAGTTGCGTGAAATCTCTAAAGCTAATAACGAACTATTGGGTTTTATCTGTCAAAGGGTTTCTCCTCCAGGAAATGTAGAAAAAGATAGTATTGATATAGATGACTTTATGACGACTTCGTTAGAAATGTCTGAGATGTTTGAAAAATATGATATTATGCCTGACGAGTTTGGGATTTCATAGATTCTTCCCTAGCAATTAATTCTTCTAACCACTTCCTTCTTTCACTATTCGTAGGACGTTTAGCTGGTAATGGATCTAACCCTACTTTCTTAGCTCGTTGCAATAACGCATATCTATTAGCTCTATCCTCTCTACGCTTTTGCCTATAAGGTTTCTTGCCTTTTTTTATATTAGCTACTGCTTTCTTTTCATCTTGTTTTCTTTTTAAGGGTTTGTCGTTTATGGGATTTCTTTTCGGAAGCACCTCTATAGCTTGTTGGACTTCTTCGCTTTCCACATCTATAACTTCAGTAGCGTCTATTTCAGTTGCTTTTAAGAATTTTTCAAATGGACTATCTACGGTTACATTAATATTTTTAACTAGCTTACCAGAATGCTCTAATACTAGACGACCTGCCTGGACATTTCCCTCAACTGCTTCTCGTACCATACTATTTAATACCATCGGTAGCTTTGCGTTAAAAGAAATCATATACTTCTTATAATACATTTCTACAAACCTATCATCTGAAAACCAGTTATGAATTGTTTGGGGTGTCATATTTAACTCGTTAGCGAGTTCGGTTTTGTTCAGGTCTGGATTATTAATCAATAAGTCAATAGCAGCCATTTGATTGGCTTTCTTTAGTTCTATATTACTCATCGTCCTTGTCCTCTATATTTTTTCTTATAGTATTTCTTAGATAGCTTTGTTCCACGCTTGGTGTTTTTGCTATTACCTTGTCGAGTTTTTTTAGCTCCATTCCTACGCCTCTCTTGTCGCTTTACATTCTTCATTTCTTAGGGGTATCCTTCTTGCGAAATATCTTTTCCCACTTCTTTTCCCACTCTTTTTGGGAAATACCCATTCTCGGCTTGTCGCCTTTACCAGCACCATCAGGTTTTTTGTATATACTCTTTGCTACCATTTAACTTTGTTAGACCAATAAGCTGCTGACATCTTTCCTCTTGCTATATTTTTTCTATGTCTAGCTTTAAATGATCTTCGTCTTGCTTTCTGTGCTGCTGTCTTAGGATTCTTACCAGCACCACTTACGCCTTGTTGACCAAAACGAATTAGCTTAATCTTACTGCCAGACTTCGCTAGTACAGCGTGTGATTTTTTTGGGTGGCTAGGTGTTCGCTTGGGTTTATTATAACCTCTAAAGCGTTGCCCTCTATAAGTGATTGCCATTACTTTTTTTTCCTTTTGCGTTTCTTGTGAGCAGAATCTTTCATTAATCTACCACTAGGCATATAATGATAACCTTTTGGTGCTTTCTTGCGTTTTTTTGCAGTTCTAGGCATTATTTCTTTTTACCTTTTTTCTTTTTTTTCTTTTTTCCGTACGGCATAACTATCTCCTCTTTTTCAATTTTTCTCTAGGACATTTACCAAGATAATCTACTCGATTTTCTGCTAACGTGTATCCTTTGTGTAACCCACAATAAGTTAAATCGCCTCGCTTTGCAGCGAAAGGACATTTTTTTTGGACTAACGAGCAATAGTCGAACATTTACCCTAATCTATGTCTAATTCTTTATATAACTTACGATCTGGCATTGAACTTTTATCATTAACAACGAATTTTGGAGCTGAAATCATTCTTTTTACTAGGAATTGCTCCTTTTTGCATAAGCATTCTTCTAGATCTGGCTCACTCATTGCTTGTATGTGTTCAAACACTTTATCGCACTCTAAACATTTATAATCGTATATTGGCATACACACAATTTAAAGGTAAATATCAATAAAATACCACCAATTTCTTGGATTCGTTGTCTAGTAGAAACCCTCTAAAAAACACACGCCTCAAAATATCCCTATCTCTAGCAATACTAGTCGTTTACAGAGATATTTTTAAATCTTGATTGTTATATATAGAGTATTAAATTATTACTATTTATACCTAGCAAATAGTCGTTTACGGTTATCTTGCAAGGACCATGGATACCAACCTACCCCCTTTTCCAATCCACTCCTAGGGTTAGAGAAAAAAATAGGTTTTCAAGTCAAAAAAGTATTTCTTCTCTAGGGGTTTTGATCCTCTAATCTAGGATATAGTCTAAGGTTTTTAGGATGTAGCTGGCTTTGCTTTGGTTGCTTTGTGCTTTGTATGGATCAAGGCGTGAGGTTGTTAAGGTATCCAATCAAATACTACATAAATAAAAAAGATATAGAACATAAAGAAATTGCTTGATATTGATCTAGATTATTAGTAATGTAAAAAGATGACAACAAAAACCATAAGAAAGGGTTACAAAATGAAAACATCAAATAAAATAATAGAGTGGAATAAAGCTTTTAAAAAAATAGTTAGATCAGGATCTAAACCAACACAAGCAAAAATAAAATATGAACAATCATTAAAGAGGGTAAAAGATGAAAAGAACAAATAAAGAAATAAAAAAAGAAATATTAGATATAGAAGATAGAATATATAGACTAAAGATCTTATTTAATGAAATTTCATTAAAAGTAAATAAAACGGATCAAGATAAAAAAGACTTAAAGATTCTAGATAGATCCATATATTTACTACACGAAGAAAAAGAAACCAAGCTTTTTTGGTTTTAAAATAACAAACTAAAAGAGGTATTAAAAATGAATAATAGAAAAATGATTTCTTTAAATAAATACTTTATTAATCAAGATCTAAAACAAAAGCAAAAAAGAGCCGATAAGATCAAGCAATTAAAAACAAATATATCCGAGTTTTTATTCGTGGTTTTCTTGTTTGGATCGGCTTATTTACTATTAATTTTAGGATCAATTTAAAACAACATAACAAAAAAGAAAGGGTTACAAGATGAATAAAAAAGAACTAAAAGAAATAAAAAAAGAACTAAAAAAAGCGTTTCCGAAAGGTTCTACCGCCTATACCAAATTAATACATTGTAGTCAAAGCGGTATGACTAGAATAATACAGGTTATAAATATAAAAAAGAATGAGCCATATTATAACGCATATAAAATAAGCCAATTGTTAGAATATAAACACGCTGAAAAAAATGGATCTACGGGCGTCAAGGTTGGCGGTTGCGGGATGGACATGGGCTTCCATTTAATATATAACCTAAGTAGAGTTTTATATAAAGACGGCTACGCAATTAAACAGCGCTGGATTTAATTTAACCAATAAAAGAGCCGTTATTAATTTAATGGCTTTTTTAACATAACAAATAAGGAAACTAATAAGATGAAAAAAGAAAATAAAACATTAAGCGGTAAAAAACAAAATAAGAAAAAAGACATAGAAAAAATTAATAACTGGCTTGGAACTATGAATATCAAAGACGAAAGTAATACATTAGCGGATATATTTTATAGCGGATTGACTAAAAAAAAATGAAATATATTTTTTGCAGCAGGATCAAAAAAATAGAAAATAAGCAAAAAAACAAGCATAGTAATATTCAAAAAGAATATTTAAAAGCCGTTAAG